GTGATTCTCCTTACAGCAATACTGCTGCGTTGTCCGTGGTCCACTTGGTGAAGCAGTCAAGAGTGACCAAGTCTTGTTGCTTAGCGATAGAGTCGCGGAGGGTGATGACCTGATATTCGGCGGGCATCCGGCGAACAAATCGCATGATGTTGTCGAAGTTGTCTTTGTCAGCGCGCGAAGCTAATGCACCGGACACAGCGAACAACACTGATGTGTCGGTTGGTACAGTTGATGTGCCGGGCTTGTCGATGATGGTGTCGATGTCAGGCATATCTTTGTAGATGGCTTTGTAGCTGAGGTACTCGCCAGCAGGGCCGTCACCAATCATGGATGAACAACCATAGAAGTCGTCAGCCATGTGCGGCAACTTACGATCGAGCATTGCCCACGTACGTGGAGTTGGGAACGCATAGTCGGTACCGTCTGTACTGTGCAGCAGTGAGGGACGCATGCGGATGAAACTTGTGATGCTGTCGTGCACATTGTTTGTCATAGCCCACTTGACCCAGTCGTCGACGTTAGCTTCGAGTGTGTAGTGCGCGAAACGATTACGTACTGGAGTAGGCATTTCATGCACGGCGGCACGATCTTGAGCGCGGTTACCTGCGGCAAGGATGATCGTGTTGGGGGGTAGTTGGTATGTACCGATACGTTTGTTAAGCAACAACTGTAGCAGCGCGTTCTGTGTTGCTTTGGGTGCGTTGGGTAGCTCGTCGATGAAGAGAACCACAGCGCCCTGATAGTCAGTGTCTGGGTAATCTTCTGGAACACCGTAGCGTGTGCGGTATGTACCGTCTTCCTGCTCTACAACTTTGAGGCCACCACGTACATCGACGGGGTCGAACAGGTTAGCGCGCAGCTCGAACAGCTTGGCGTTCATAGATGTAGCAAACTGATACGCGATGTCGGATTTACCAATGCCGGGTGGACCCCAGATCATTGATGGGATGTCAGCCAATGCGTTGGCACGCAATTCCTTGGCTAGGTCAGATGGTCGGATTGCTCTATTTTGCACTGTGTCTCTCCATAAGGCTGTTGATGAATGTTGCGTAGAGTTCTAGCGGGTGCTTGTTGTCTATTTCTTTCTGTCGTTGCTCTTCGTAGGCTTTGTCCTCGTCTTCGTCGTTGGATTTGTACACACCTTCACCCTCGACATAGTCGGAGTAGTCGTTGTACGGATCGTCGGTGATGGAACAGGGTTCACGGTTCATGGTTGTATTCCTCGCATGGTTTGTGCGCGTGCAAGTACTGCGATGCACTGGGTTAGTTCGACTGGGTCGAAGGGCACTACGACGTTGGTCTCGCCTGTTTCACTGACCTTGAGGTAGTGGTACTGGATGTAGTGAATTAAGGTGAGCAAGACATCGTGCTCAGTTTTGATGGTTCGTGATTCGTGGTTCATTACTTACCTCCCGGTGGCACGTTGATCCAGCCGAACTTGCGGTACGGGAACTTGTCGGTCTTGATGACACCGAAGCGCTCGTAGCCGTAGAACTTTTTGCTGAAGTAAAGGAATGCAGAGATGATGCAACCAGCCATGAGGCCAGTCATCATGCCTGCGAAGGTACCGGCAAACAGCACGCACAACAGGACTGTGACGCCGATGTCGATACTGATGTCGTGGCTGAGCACACGACGGAAGTTGAACTTGAGTAGAAGAAATATGATTGCAAGTGCTGCAATAAGACCTGTCAAAAACATGGCACGCTGTCTCCCCGGTGGGTTGTGGTTGGCTCGGTGGTGGATCGTGGGTACCCCGAACATAAAAAAGCCCCACTGACCGTAGGGCCAGCAGGGCTAGGTGGTTAGGCTGCTTTCTTGAGGCTGCCTAGTGCGTCGCGTACGGACTTGCGAATGTCTTCACGTGACTTCTCGTTGAGCTTGTCCACGATGTCGTCCATTGCAGTCATTGCATCGTCGAACGTGGTTGCGTTGGTAACGTCAACCCAGTCGCCGTTTGGCTGACGCTCAGTCTCTACGAAGTAGTAGAGCGGAGTATCGATGCCAGTCTGTTGACTGAGGATAGTGTGTACCATCTGCAGTGACTCGAAGTCAGACTCGATGATCTTGGCAAGCGTCTCGTTGTCAGCGTCGACATCGACCAGCTGACGTACGCGCTCAGAAGACTCAAGACCCCAAGGTGCGCCGTTGTTGTCCATACCGCTGTTGGCATTGTTAGCCTTGAACAACTTGCGAGCGTTCCACGAGACTTTGTTCATGAGATCTTGCAACGAACCAAGTACTGACAAGCGGTGAACAACTGCGTCTTCGTTCTCAACAGCTGTCAAGAAAGCCTCGACGTACTGCTCAATGACGGTAGCTGCTTGCTGATTAGACACGTACGTTGCTGTGTCGCCCTTGAAGCCCTTGTATTCACAGAGTGCATAGAAGGCTTGGTTGATGAATGTCTGGTTAGTCATAGCTAGTTTCCTCTAGAGTGATTGTAATATTAGCTGGGCTAATAGTTTGACGCACAGAATCAAGGTCCACGTCGTGTGTACCATGCTCCACGAGTTGTGCTTCGTGGTCTACGAGCCAGTCCCAATGGTCTGACTCAAAGTTTAAAGGGAGTGGATTAAGCATCAGTTGCCTCCTCAATATTGTCTAGTGACTCATCGATGTCCATCAGTATGACAGCCATCACAGCGATGAGAAGTTCAGCAGGGTTCTCCATTGCCCAAGTGCAAGTGTTACGAAACCCAGTGCGTAAGTTTGACCAGACAGCGCTGTGTCTGGGAGTGAAGTCAAACGTCTGTTGCATAGCAACCTCCTGTTGGTTAAGAGCGTTGTGCTCACAAAACATAACGACTAAAGGCCGAGGAACGAGGCCGTAATACCCCAGCCTTCGTACGCGTGACCAAGTAACATAAGTACTACCAGCTTCCAGCTGTGCCTTTGCATCCAAGCAGCGAACACGTGGTAAGTCTTGAACCACGAATAACCAGTCTCTGTTTCCATAAGCCAGTGAAGCCATAGATAGTTAAGCTTGGCTCGTGGTTCACGTTTCCAGCTACGTGATTCAGCGAAGTCGCGATACATTGTGCTACCGATCATTGTTGAGTCCTCCAAGTTATGGCGGTGTACATTGTGCTTACCATTAAGCAGCCAGCACATAGATGAAGAAAAGACAGTGCAGCCAGTAGATATGTACCAGCAAACATGCATACAGCAGTAACAGCCGCTGCAAGCAAGGTTAGTAAGACTGCAAAGAAGAATAAGATGTATATGAACATTGAATCGTCCTCCGTGGACCGTGGTTCGTTGAGGTGTGACACTAGGTGTGACGCGAGTGTGACGCGAGTGTGACACCACGAGAAATGATGTAAGTTGTTGATTTACAACAGTAAAGAAGAAAGGTGTGACAGGTGTGACAGCAAATAGTTAAAAAGTTAAGTTGAAAAGTAAAAGTATTAAATAAACAGATACGTTTCTGTACTAACTTAGCTGAGGTGTCACACCCGTCACACCCTAGTGCTAAAGCAAAGAATGTGTAGCAATATCAATGACTTGCTGAGGTGTGACACGTTGCAAATTGTGGTGTCACACCGTAAAAGTGCTGTCACACCCCCCGCCGCGCGCGACGACGCCGCTCCCACTCAGCACGTTGCCACTTCATGGCCCACTCATGCTCGGTCAAGCGCCTTGCACCACGAACCGTGGGCCGTGGATCAAGAATCGTGGATAAAGACCACATGATTAGTGAGGGTATTACTAGAACAAGAGTAACGAACCATATTGCGTCTGCGTAGATCATGTCTTATCTCCTATTAGTTAAAGACACAAAGACAAACGACAACGAATGAGGAACGAGTGAGTAAAAGGGGTTACTGCCGGACAAGGTTCCAGCCACGGATCACGAAACAAGGTTCAATGTTCGAGACCGGGGAAGGGGCTGGGTCTAGTCGGCAGGGGGGAGATAGTGTGTGAGCGATTCGTAAATAAATTTTGCAAAAAAATTTCTGGTACGTATTATTAGCTCAACTAATGACCGGGGGGCACGGTCTTTGGGTACCAAGACTTGCAAAAGCTGCAAGCGCGATCTGCCGATAGAGCAGTTTGAGAAGTACAAGAACGGCGGGGCGCGTGGTATCTGCAATTCTTGCAAATCCGTTTCGCGCAATAAATTAGTTAGCGCCGGGTACGAACAGTATCTAAGGCGTCTGTGCTCCAAACTAAAGTACTCCCGCAAAGAAACACACGAATGGCGGCTAGAACCTGAAGACCTTATAGATATATGGGAGGCACAAAACGGCAAGTGTGCTATTTCGGGTGTCAATATGACCCACCATATAGACGGCACTGGTCATAAAGAATTCAACGCCAGTATTGACCGCGTAAGTCCCGAGTCTGGGTACACGCCAGAAAATGTTCAGCTCGTGGCGTACCGCATAAATATCATGCGCCACACGCTCTCGATAGACATGTTTTGGTGGTGGGTCAAAAACATACACGACATGTCTATTGATTAGATATATTAGTAAGGCTAATATTCGCCTATGACAATGATCGAAATGCTTGCAATAGAGGGACTAGAAGATGCTCTTCTAGGCACAGCTTACGTTTCAGGTGTCGAAGTTCTAGCTTATGACGCGTCGTTAGCCGAAGAACTTGTGATGTTTATGGATCCACCGCACCTGTCGCTACATGAATTTGTAGTCAATATCGGGCTGGATGATCTGGGTGCACGTGCACCAGTGTTTATCTACCAAGACGAGGGTGTGAGGGAGCAGTTTGGAGAAAGCGTCCGAAG